ATTGACAGACTTCTTTTACGAATATCTGGAATACGAAATGAGGAGTTCTGGCGGATCTCTTGAAAAGTATGAGAAAGAACCAAGTTCAATGAACAGCGTTCCTCGATTCCAAAATGTGGATGGCGGAATCCCTGTGATCGCACGTGGTTTCACAACCAATCAAAGAATCCCTCACACCGAAGACGGAATCAAAAAGAAAATCATCAGCGAAAAAGCGAAGATCCCCGCTTATGCACAAAAAGGATATACTGCAAAGAGCAGTTCTCTTCACATGCATTTGAATGATGGCGGCAACTCAGGAACTCCTCCAAATCTCGCACGAATTGAAGAAAAATTGGCTAATTTGACTAAAGGATCTTCGGTGAACAATCAAGGCGTGATTGGCGAGATTGAAGGTCTTATCAAGCAAATCAAAAACATTAGCAAAGCAGAAGATCATTATTGTGACGTTTGCGATAGAATCTTTGCAAAGGAAACTACTGCATGGTCAAAGAAAGGCTTGTGCGGCACTAAGGGCTGTGAAGGAAACGAAGATCATCCTCTTTTCGGTTGAGTGATTAAATGACCTCCCATGTTGATCGGCTACGAACCGACGCAATCATTGCGATTCATCGTGGCGTTGATTTCGATTTTGATCCGTTCCTAAAGGCAATAAAGGATACGGATTTGGTCAAGGAAGATATGGCGACAATGCTTGCTATGGGGATGCCCAAGCCCGAATTCCGCATGAATGATCTTTCATCTGCAATGCCTGTATCGTCAATGAAAATTCCCAAGTATTCGGATTTTATGGCAGGTCACACCAAGATCACAAATGATCCTGTGAGGGATTGGATGTCTTCGGCGGCGGATAACCGATACGGAGAACACCATCCCTTTGGAGAGAAATCAAACAGTTGTCCACTGTTGCATGGTTCAGTTCACGGCGATCCTGCGTATGCAGATCACATTGCTCACGCAATGCCTAAATTGCAAGATATTGCGGAAAGAGAACGTGTTCTTGACTACGATAAATCATTTTACGGTGATGCTAAGGAAACAATGTACGACCTTCACAAAAGAGATCGGAATCGGTATTCTCATGTTAGCGATGAGGATTATGAGCAAGGCAAAAAAAACGAGTGGAAGAGTGAATTAGGTTTTGCTCCTTTCTTGTTTGGCCTTGAGTATAACACGCATGAGCAACGAAAATCATTTTTTGATTTATTGGAGTCAATGAACGGAACAGAACCAGGATCTCCCGATTTTCGTTTCTTTCAAAACAAAATGCAAGAGAAAGCAGGTTTGTCTTGGGGTCGAGCATTAAGGAATTGGAGAGAACGATTTACGCCCCTCCTTGGGTGGTGGTTGCGACCAAGTGATCGGCATGGTCCGGTTAGCCCTCTTGGACTTGGACCTGGCATGATGGCAAAGTCGAATAATGCAGACGCTCATGTGATGAGTCCTTGGGTTCACGAAGGCGATAACATCGTTGAATCAACAAACCATCATTGGTGGGATCTCTATACGCCATGGGGTGGGGTTGGAAGAAGCGTTGAATCTCTGCGACAAATGTTTGAACAATCTTATCCAAAGTGGTTTGGTCAAGGGTGGATTTCCGATATGCTCATCAACGAGAATGCCTCTGCATTCATGCAATATGAGCATGACGGAGGAAGTCACTTTCCAAACGCAGTAAATCAGCCAATAGGGGATCCTAATCACCCCTCCCGATCATCAATCAAATCATCTTTGAATAGTGGAAACTTGTTTGAACAGCGCAGATCAAACTGGAGCCATGGTTCAAACTTGCATTTCTTGCACCCAAGTGAAGTTGAAGGGCAAGGAGGACGGATGATTGTTCCGAGCGACAATCTCATGCTAAGTCGATTGGGAAGATCTTTGGCGAGTCAAGCCGATATGGGTTCTCCTCGAATTGGAATGTTTAGGGAAGAACATCCATCGTCATCAAAGGCTTATTGGGACTCTCACAATGCTTTGTACGCAGCAAATGATATGCATTTGGGGCAAGCAATGTCTAACATGGCTATGCAAGTTATGAAGCAATTTGGACAGCAAGCGATAAATCCTGATGATCCTACAAATCCTGAGCAAGCCATGATCGCAAGAGGAAATCTCCAACAAGTCGCAAGTGCCGCAGATTTTGCTTTGAAAAAGATGCCAATGGGCGAAACATATCGTGCTTTGGCACCTGGTTATGATCAAATGGGCAACATGAACATGACAGTCAAACCTATGGGTCCAGTCCATCCGATGTCACATGCTACATCACCTCCCGTTTATAACACTGGAAACACACACCTTTGGGGCCACGAAATGCCAGCAACACTTACTTGGAAGCATGATCCAAAACAAGAGGCGATTGTTTTTGGGATGACGGAAGAACCATTCCAAATTATGCAGAGAACTGCTCATGAAAATCACGTTAAGGCAGTATTGCCTGAGTTGCTCAAACTACCTGTTGGTGCAAAGCAAAGAGACATTCAAGCATTAAGTTCTCTTGATGGACGGGGGCTTTCTCCTTTGGCAACAGGAGATATTCACAAATCGGAAGATTACAAAGCAACAGGCGTATTCAAAACTAAGATCATACCTGCTTTCACCGTACAATCTTTGGATGAAATCGACAAATTGAAAGGTTTTTCGGGAGATTGGATCGTACAAAAAATGCCTTTGGGCGAGCGTATGTTCATCCAAAAGAAAGGAAATCACATAAAAGGCGGAAAATTGCCAAGCGAGGTAAAGAAGGATCTTCGGCAAATAACTGGAGATTTCACATTCGATTCTTACTTTGAAGACAATAAGTTGCATGTTCTTGATCTGTTGGTTCACAAGGGAACTGACATGCACATGGAGCCACTCGAAGACCGAATCAATGCGTTGAGGACTTTGTACGACTCAACAGATAATGTTCACTTCCCAATGCCAAGGAATTGTGTATCCACCGATAAAGATGGCTTGGCTAAGGCAATAAGCCCGTGGGATGGAGGGGAACTGTTGCTTCGGGATTCAACATCGACTTTCATGAAAGAGAAAGAGGTACATCCAAAATGGGTTCGCTATGCTAAGGACAGCATTGCAAAGTCATTTTATCCGCCGATGCCCGAAATTATAGCGTATCCAGATCAGATCAAATTGGTTTATCCCTCAATACTCGATCCAGTTGTGATCAAAGGAACGTTTCAAAATTCTGTTTTCACAGTTGATAGCATTGAGGGGAATGAGGCATTATTTGCAAAGTCCGAAAGAGATGCTCCAATTTGGGGTCCAGTTGCTATTGCCTTGCTCAAGGAAGGTGCTGCTGCTGCTGCATCGGGCGGCGGTGGTACAGTGACATCAACTGATTCTGGTACATTTAATCCAATTCATTCATCACAAAAAAGACGCCCTCGTAAATTGAAGATAGCCAAGAAATCTATTCTTCGTGCGCCAGCAATCGAAGGAGTTGGAGAGCAAGGCGACAATGTTGCAAGCAGGATGGGAAGTGTGAGGAGAGCGATCACCAGTGATAACAAAGCAAAGACAACTGAGAAGTTGTTGTCCATGGTGAAGGGGTTGAATAAAAAAATGCTTGAGATGTTCGCAGGTGAATACGGCATTGAACGAACGGATGATGGAGAAAAGTGGACTGTTAATCAAGCGATTGACGATGACATCATCGAACGAATGTTTCCTCGAATGAATCGAATTTCACCAGATGGTGGCGCATGGGCGGGTATGCAAGCCGATATTACTGCCCCAACGGGTCCAACTGAACTTTTGGACGATAGTGCTGTCACTTTTTATGATCCTAAACAAGAGGAAGAACCCGTTGAACAAGATCCGGTTTTTCATCTCAAAGTGAAGAACGGAGATGATCAATCCACAAGCCTTGACGTGGCTGAGGGTAAGGCTACATTGCGTATGCCAAGAAAAACAGAAACAGAACTGCAAGAAGAACAAGAAGTGCAGCCCAGTGATCGTTCCGAGACAGATGATTCATACTGATTGTTCTCTTTTCGTTTTGAAAGCATTCATATACCATTGCTTGATTTAGGATAGGTTGATGACGGCAGCAAACCTCTCAGTATCCTCCGCAACATGGTCTGCGGATGGCTCTGATTTTTTGCTAAAATCTGCTGCATCAAACGGCGATCTATTCGTCGCAGGATATGCATCGGTCGATATGGTCGATAAGCAGGGAGATCGTATCCCAGTCCCTGCGCTAAAGAAGGCATTCAATCAATTCATGGGCAACAAGGCATTCCGCAATGTCCAGTTGGCACACTCTGGCATTCAAGTTGGAGAAGTTGTTTCCGATTACAAAGATACAGAAGGCCGACTTTGGAAATCCGAAGTCGATGATCATGGATTGTTCGTTGTTTGCAAGATCCGCAACGACATTCAAAAGGCACGTGAAGTGCAGAAGCAAATCCGCAATGGAGAACTACGGGCGTTCTCAATTGGCGGTCAGGCACTATTTCGTGTGTCGAAAACAACCCCCGAACTCGGTACTCATCGTGAGATTACCGACCTTGAACTCCATGAGATCACACTCTGCAAGAAGGGAATCAACCCTGAAGCAGCGTACACGATCCTAAAAATGGACGGAGATGACAACATGAGCAATACAGAAGTGTTAAACGAAATTAAGGCAGGACTTTCCGAAGTTCTCAAAGAATTGAATGAAGGAAAGTCGGATGCAAAGACTGACGACAAATACATGAAAAATGTCGATTGTGACGATGAGGGCAACCCTATCGGACAAAAAGGCGATGACAAGATGAAGAAAGCCCAACAGGACGACGCTCTTGCATACATCGATACCCTCGAAAAGTTCGCTCACCAATCTGGTGTTGATCTCGACGGACTCCGTGATCACTTTGGTTTGGAGAAGGCTTACCTTCCAGAACAAGGATCTGGCGGATACTCTCACCGAGGACAAGGCGATGAAGTTGGATCTGGCGAAGATGCAACCGAACCATCGTACCCATCTCTCCCAAGT